GTTTTGCACCCACGCAGGCACACCGCCCGTCGTTCGGAACGGCAACAACTCACCATCGCGCCGAAAGTATGCGTCAATAGGCAGAGTCGAAACTGAGTCGGCATACAAACTGATCGCACTAAACACAGCATTGATGGTGAGCGCGGTGTCAGCGTTGACCACCACGCCCGAAAGGTTCGCCGGTTGCAAATCACCACCCGAAGCCCACAAAGTTTGAAACGAAATGGTGCGCTTCTCGAACAAGTTTTCGAACATTACCGACTAACCGCCAAACCGATAAGAACCAACGCAAGCCCACCAGCGATGACCGCAGCAGGAATGGACAACAAGGCAACGCCGCCAACGATGACGGCAACGCCAACCAACTGCAAAATAGTTGAAAACATTTGACCGCCTAAAAATAAAATTGTGGGATAACCTCGGGTTCGAGTTTAGCCGATGCCCTCGAGTAGGCGAACATCAACGCAACGGCATTGTCAATTTTCAGTTTCGGGTTCCGATAATCCTTTGTAAGCCTCGAACCGCCCTTAGAATCCATTTTCAGTATGCAGTTTTCAAGATGCCGCGCCAAAGCCGGGTCACCGTCATGCCGAATTTTCTTAGACATGATGCCCTCAAAAAGTTTAGAAGTAGCTGGCACTTGGTAGGCCAAAGTCTGTGGGAACTCCACAACCGTCACACCTGCACTCGCCCACTGAAACATTTCATCTTGCCAATATGTCGGGTCACACACCATTTCACGGCAACCCGGATTGTCTCGAGTGAACTCCACCACAAAGTTTGCCACCTGCTGTTTGTCGATCACCCACGAATCATCATTCACCGTGAAATCTTTTTCCCATGATCCGGCACGAAACACCCGGAACACATCGCCCTCGAAGCGCGGCATAATCACGCAAATCAAACTCGTGCTGTCGTTCTTCCACGAACCATCAAAGCCCAAATAGTATTCGTCACCCGGCTCGAGCTTGACAGACTCATCCGCCAAATCTTCCCAAGCGCCCGCAGGCAACCACGCATTCTTGACATTCACCCATTGGTTCAAACGCTTAGTGCGAAACTCATGCTCAGGCGTTCGCAAAACAGCCGAAGCAAAATCCGACTCGGCAACCAAATCGTCAAAGCCAGGATTAGCAACCAGCCAAGTGTCGCGACTCTTATAGTCAGCCTCAGCCGGCGCTTCCCACCACGCCATAAAAAATGACGGGTCAACCACCTCACCACTCGCAACCTTCTTGCCGTACTGATAAAGCTGATACGCCACAGAATCTTGCCCGCTAACATCCGTTCGCAAACCCGCCGTAGTAATCGCCACAAGTTGTGCAATGTTGCCACGGTTACCCATAGCCAACGACAACACATCAAACAATGACCGATCACGGTGCGCGTGCAACTCATCAATAATGACCCTCGACGGGTTCAAACCCTCTTTCGAATACGCCTCAGCCGACACAACCCGCAACACAGACTTCGACGCTGGCACATAAATTGAATCCCGATACAGCGTCACCTCATCGGCCAGCTCAGAAGTCTCGACCATGCGCCGGGCCTCACCAAACACAATGCGCGCCTGTTCCTTCTCAGCGGCAGCCACAATAATCTCGGCACCCTGCACACCCTCAGCGATAAGCGAATACAGCGCGATACTCGCACTACTCAAAGCCGATTTACCGTTCTTGCGGGGCATGCCTACGAGCGCGGTGCGGGCAACATAACCGCCCGACTCATCCCGCGCATACAAATGCGCCAGCAACTCTTTCTGCCACTCGCGCAACACCAGCGCTTCACCCGCGCGCCCCGCAATGCCATCCTTACCAATCGAACCAAACGCCTCAGCAAACTGCGCCGCCCACTTGCCATCAGACAACGCCAACGCATCCGGCGCAACAGGGGTCAAATAAAGCGGGGGCCAACTATCGCTTTGAGAAATAGTCATCAATCACCTTCCGGGCAATCGCATGATTTTGTTTCGGGCGCGACTCCAACCGGCGCAAACACTCAGCCTTGCCCGGATTCGCCTCAACAATATGAGCGCCAAGTGCGCGATACGCGCGCCTCTCATCCGGTGACGGATCAGTGTGAATAATCCACACACCCAAACGCCGTTCACCCTGCCCAACCTTCAACGCCTCAGACACCGCCGCCTTACGCGCCGCACGAGCAACAGCGCGCACCCGCGCATCATATTCAAACGGTTGCACATCCGGTGTCGTCAAAGCCAACGCCAACCTATCCATGTCAACCACAATATCGCCCGACTTCGATTGCTCAAGAATCAGCGTGGACTTACCACCACACGGCGGGCCGGTCACCAGCGTAATCAACTACTCACCACGCTTCGCATCCATCAACTCTTGCAACTTCGACTTAGTACGGGCAGACACCAAACCCAACCTGGTTCGGTCAGCCGGTGTGAAACCCAACAAACTCAAACCATTCACCACAGCCTTCTCAGTCTCCAACAAACTCATGTTCACCACCCGCGACTCAGGCTCATCCCAAAAGCGCCTCGACAACTCATCGCGCCGATCCAACTGGCGGCACACCTGAGCCACAAGTTGCGTGTCAGTGCGAATAGAAATCCACAACTCACCAGCACCAAAAATCTTGTTCCACAACTCCAAGCCAGACTCACGCAAATCATCAGGCGGCTCAACATAGCCATATTCCATAGGCGCAATCGCATCATTCGTTTTAATTTTGTGCTGGCGCGGATTACCCTGCAACATCGCCAACTCAGCAGGCTTCGGTGGATTAGGCATGAGCAAAGTCTACCAACCCCAAAAGGTTTCAACTGCCGATGCGTGCGAAAAGGTTGGCTCGGGGTGATGTCCAAACGGCTTTGTAGAAAAAAACTACCCCCCCGATGATGCCGGTGAGGGGTGTTGTGTTGTTTGTGTGTGTGTTTTGTTTGTTTTTTGTTGCTGTTTTGTGTTGTGACGCCCTGTGCGGTGTTTGTTCCGCGTGTTGTTGGTGCTACAGGCTTTGTAAGGGTTTGTTTCCTCTGCGTGCGTTGCATGACCTGTGGGCTAGTGCTAGGGGGCTGTTTTTGTTTCCGGCTTCAATGTGGTCTGTCTGCCACGGGTCACCGGGTGTCTCCCCCCCACCACACAGGTGACATACCCCCCCGGCCCCCCTTATAGCTTTACTTTGTTTTCTGTATGTCGAATCGTATAAATGTTTTTTGCGCTCAACACGGGCTGGGTTGTTTTCGCGCGCCTGGTTGATGGCTGCCTGATGCGTTGGGCAGTATTGGTTTGGTGTGAGCGCACCACAGGTGATGCATGGTTTGTTGAATCTCATTCCGGATCATCCTCTAACAGTTCGGGCATAGCGTCTTGTGGTGGTGTCATCATTGCTTGTGCCTGCTGAATGATTGCGCTCGAGGTGCGAATCCACGGCTTGGGTTCGGGTAGTGGTGCGTGTTTCATTTCATCTCCTTAGTGTTTGTAAACGGTTCCAGTGAAGTCAACGCCCTGCTCGAGCATGAAGGTGGCGAGTCCCGGCACACTATCCTCACCGGCAACCCTGCGCCACCAGCCGCTGCCGTTGTCCATTGTTGGGGCCATGATGAGGAAGCGTGATGTTCCGCGTGGTGTTGAGCCAAGCTCTGTGACTCTGAGGTGATGCCAGTGACCGTGAATAAGAATGTTTGCGCTCGAGACTGGTTGACCGCCGAAGGATTGTTGCCGCCACCATGTTGCCACCATGTCGGGCCGTTTCGCCTGATGCCCGTGAACCATGCCAAGAATGTGGAAGCCGTCATCAAACACATCTAGTGCTAACGACTCGTCGTGTGGTTGTGGTTCCACAAACTTGATGGGCAGGTCAGATTCTTGTGCGAGGCGTGCCAACTGTCGCCCAATGAACACACCCCAATCGTCTGTTGGCTTACCAACTGTTTGACCGTTCACACGCCACTGACAATGGTTAGACCCAACTGATGCATAAGTGATGTTGGGCACATACTTGCTCAGTAGTTTCAGTGTCTGCCATGCAAGCGTTGTTGCAAGATCGACCTGTTCCATGATGCTCAAGTCGTTCGACTGTAGTTGGTTCATTGATGCTGCGTTACTGAAGTTCTCTACCGTGTCACCCAAGTCAGCAAAGATAATGCGTTCAGGTTTTTCGCGCTTCACCTGATCCACGAGACGCGCCTGCATCAGCTCCACACGCTCAATGAGGCTTTGACTGTTCCCGCGGTAGTCAACCTTTCCCACCTGCAAGTCTGACCACATCACCACAAGGCATTTAGGTTCAGGCTTAGGCAACAGGGCAGGTTTGCTTTTGCGTTTCGCCTCAGCGAGCAACAACGGCAAATCAATGCCCGAAGTTTTCTTGCGGAAAGTGAAACGGTAGCTGGTCAACCATTCACCGTCATAACGCTGCCAACGGCTCGTGCGAACCGGCGGTATCACATCAATCTCATCCGGTGACATACCAGCATCAATGAGAAAATCGTCAAAGTTTTGTTCGTTGCCGGTATAGCCCGGTGTTACCGCTTCACCTGTCGAACCGTCGAAAGTGATGCCGGGCCGGAAATCCGGCGCGACACTCACTCTCTTAGCTGGCTCTAGATTTTCGAGCAACTGCAACGCCCTGTTCGATGCTTCTGAATCGGATCTTTCGTAATCATGATTCCGCGGTGACTCAACGCCTCAGCAAGTGTGGTTGGCTTCCACGCATCCTCATCAGCAATGCATTTCAGAAACACATCAAGGTCGGCTTTGTCCAGCGTTTCGGCAATCGTGCGCACCTTGCAACTCGTGATGAATTTCGGCGGCTGTAGCCCGTCAAGGATTCCCATTAGAACGGCTCATCCCCTGAAGCAAACGCGCGTTGTGCGCTCGCCTGAGACTGACCAGCCTGCACCAGTTCCACACTGTCCGCCTTAATGGTGAGCGTGTAATAGGTTTTTCCGTTGCTCTCCCGAGTCTCGGTGACCTGCTTGCCAACAATCTTTACCCGATCACCAGATTTGAACTGGCGAAAATCAATCTTGATATCCCAACCAGCTTTCACCGTGAAATAGGTGCGCCCAATGGTCACCCACTTGTCACCGTCTTTCTTCTGGTGGTTCTCACTAACCTTCATACCCCACTCAGGGTTTGGTTCGTTGGTGTCGCGCTTCCAGTCTTGAACAAACGCGGTAACTGTTACTTCAGCCATCTTGGCTCACTTTCTGTATCGTAGTTTGGATTTCGTGCATTGCCACCTCAGACGACATTCCGCCGACTGAATACCGGTAACAAATCTTTATGACCTCTAAATATTCGGCAATCACATTCTTTGCCTCATCGAGTGCCGCCTGCATTTCCTCTGGTGTCATCCCAATCCCTTCAACCAGTTTTCGACAGCGCGTTGTTGCGCCTCATTCAAGTTTACTGTCTTTGTAATACTTTCACGCTTAGGTTGAGACTTTTTTGTGACCGGCTTTCGGCGCGTCGCTTTCGCCCGTTTCCGCACTGTCCCCTTCACTGTGAGCATTTTGCGCGCAGTCTCAGCACTCAGCCCGAACCGTTCTACCTCGAGCTTCACCGGATCAATGTTCATTATCAGGTTGTAAAGACTCACTGGTTCACCGCCCTCGAATAACGCCCATCCCAATACAGGCGCACCTCACCCGTCTCACCGTGACGATTCTTAGCCACATCCAACACAAGTTCCTCAGTTGGTGCGAAACCCTCGCGGCGCAACAGAATCACCACATCCGCGTCTTGCTCAATCGCACCAGACTCCCGCAAGTCAGACAGGCGCGGGGTTTGTTCCGCCCTGCCCTCAACATTCCGGTTCAACTGTGACAACGCAATGACTGGCACCCTGAAATCGTTAGCCATGATTTTTAGTTGGCGCGAAAACTCTGCAACCTGGTTGTGCCGTTCCATCTTCGACTTGCTCGTGAGAAGTTGCAGATAGTCCACCACCACGCCAGACAGTTTCCCGTTGCGTGACACGGTGCGAACAAACTGCCTAATGTCTGACGGGTTCACCCCTGAACGGTCATCAACGGCAATGCTCAGGCTTGCCACAACATCGCGCTGATCCGCCAGCACCTGCTTCTCCGCAGCGTTCAGTTTGCCGTCATTCAAATGCCCAACACTGATATCAAGACGCTCAGCAATAATGCGCGACACCAGCTCGGTTTCAGTCATCTCAAGGCTTGAGAACGACACCAAACCATGCTTAGCCATCTCAGTGGCAATCTGCGCAGCAATAACCGTCTTACCCACACCAGGGCGCGCCGCAACCACATACACAGCACCCGGCCTGAAACCGCCCATAACCGCGTTAAGTCCACGCCACGGCGACGGTATAAACATTTCACGCGCCTCAAGCTTCTTCTCAAGGCTTGGGAGAATGTCACGAATAAACCGCACCTTGCTTGCCGACTGCCCCACAGCGTCATCAACAAGTTGGCGCGCACGCTCAACCATCTCAGACGGGGTAAGCGCATCCTCAAGGTTTGCCAAACCGATACCAGCAGACTTTAACCTACGGCGCAAAGAAGCTTCGGCAACGATGCCAGCGTATTCCTCAACCGCATACGATCCGAACACATATTCGCTGAGGCTGGCGAGTAGTTGAGCGTGCTGAGGCATCGCAGCCGACACGGTGATGAAGTCGGCAGTTTTGCCCGACTCTGTGAACGCCCGGATTTGGTCAAACACATCCCCAAGTTGCGGATTAGCGAAGTCTCGGCCCGTAACGGTCACAAGGTCAATGGTTGACGGTTTGCCAAGTATCGCGCCCACCAACGCTTTCTCAGTGTCAAACATCTTCATCACCCTCATACCCGGTGAACTGCTTTTTGGGTGGTGGCAACGGTTGAGCCAACAGCGCGTTGAACTCCACAGCCTTCCTCACCCATGTTCGCCATGCCGCATCCCAGTCAGCGTTTGTGCGATTGTTTCGCAGGTTGTAATCCTCAAAATCTTCTAATGAGGTTTCGATGTTCATTCCCGGCGCTTTTGTCTTGGCGTAGTCATAGCCTGCTGGTGACGGTTTCCAGCCTCGTTGTAGTTGTGTTTTGCGCGTTTGCTTAATAACAACATTGCTTAAGTTATCTGGTTCTGGTTCGGGGGCATCGTTTTGCCATCCGTTTGCCATAGGTTTTGCCATACCGTTTGCCATGCCATTTGCCATAGGTTCAGTCTTGTTTTTGCCATTCCATCGAGCGTCAGCACCAGCCTTGCCAGCCTCAGAGCGTGCCACCCTTGTGGCCTCGCGCTTTGCCTTCTCAGTCTCAGCACACGGCTGGTATTGATCCCAATCATGGAATTGGTAGCCACCATCGACTTCGTGCCACAGACGGGCATTTACGAGCCGTTTAGCAACCTTTACGCCGCCAAACGCCACAGCCATATCTTTAGCAATAAAACCGCCCGTAAGCATTTGGCATGAATACGACATTGCGCGCACCCACATCCCCAACGCCTCGTTGCCTGCCTGCACCGCTTTAGGGTGAAAAGCCAACTGGTCATCAATCTTTGCCCAAGTCATTTTTGTCCCTCGGCAATCTCGCAGTTAATGTCTGAGCGACGAATAAGCGCCTCAAAAATAATGTTGTCCCACCGATCTTTGTCCGAGAGAAATTCCAAATCGTCGGACTCAATGGCAAAAGCAAAGTCACGAGCTGTTACACCGCCGCGAACAAGAATTGCAACGCTCTGCACTTGCAATTTAGTAAATGTTGGTTCGTCACTTCCAAAGATTATGAATTCACGCCGCAAAACAGTTAGACACTCGTCTAAGGATTCTTCAAAGCTCTTAGGCATCAGATAAGTTCCTTCCCGAGTGAAAGCAACTCTGAAGCATGCGCGTCAGTAATGTCAAGACTGCTGGCCACCTGGTCGGCGGTCACACCGTACTTCTTGCACAACGCAAGATAGTGCGCCTGTAGACGCACCATGCCAGCGCGATCCTCTGGCAGGCAAGTGGCGATGCACTCAGTGGTTTTGTGCAGATACCATAACGCAATGAGCGGTTTGCGCCCACAATTTTCGGTAGACTCATTCACAGTTAGACTCCTTTTCAGTCTGATTAGAAGCCCGGTTAGCGTATGAGAGTCCGCTTGCCGGGTTTCGTTTATTTGGTTATGACTCACACCCTATAACACATGAGGGTCAAACTTCACACAACACTGCGCGCAACAGCTCACCCAAACGCGACTCAACCACACGCCCGGTAGCCAACACATCCTCATGTGACAACTCAGCACCAAGCCCTGCCGCCATGTTCGTCACCAACGACAGCCCGAGCACATCAAGCCCACACTCGCGCGCAGCAATCGCCTCAAGCGCTGTTGACATTCCAACAAGGTCAGCCCCAAGTGTGCGTGCCATCCTCACCTCAGCCGGTGTCTCATACTGTGGCCCACGAAACTGTGCATAAACACCACGCCCGATTGCCGGGTCAATATCCTCAACCAACTGTTGCAAATGCAGTGTGTAAGTGTCCGTCATGTCCACAAACCCTTGTGCCGGTGATTCTCCCGTCAAATTAATATGATCCGAAATGGTCACTATGTCGCCCAAGACATATTCGGCGCGTGTAGAACCTGCCGCGTTAGTCAACACAATAGTTTTCGCACCCAGCGCCGTTGCAACTCTCACCGGGTGCGCCACATCGTGAGGCCATGCGCCCTGATACAAGTGCGCCCGAGGCAACACCAGCACGCGCCTGCCCGTAGCAGTCAACACAATGTGTATTAGCCCACTGTGACCGCGCACAGCGCCAAAATCGAACCCAACAAAGTCTTTTGCCTGTTGTTCCCAAACACACTCGCCAACATGGTTAAGCGCGTTACCCCAACCGCTGCCGATAATCAGTGCCGAGTCAACCGACTTGACCCCTGAAGCCTCAATAATGCCTCGAGCCGCCAACTTAGTCTCGTTCACAACGAATCACACTCCCATCATCCTTCAACAAAACCCAACCCCACATTTTGTGAAACAGCGGGATGCTTTCCGGGTCAGCGTACCGCGAAATCTTGAACCCCAACAGTTTCGCTTGTTCTTGCAGGTCAGCCTCAAACCGCCCGTTTGCAATCGAGTCGACCAGCACAAGGTTCGATAACCGATCCGCGCCCTTGAAACCGCCCGCCCCACGATTAGCCCTGTGATGCGGCACAAGCGTGTCAGTTTCCATGCCAGACCACGCACACACATCGCCGTCACGCGCCCTCAGTTGGGCTATCAGGGCCTTACTTACGGCCACGCCTCACCCGTTTCCGCTGGCCAGGGGTCAACCCGCCCCAAATGCCCCACACTTCCTCATTCGTCAACGCATACTCAAGACAAATCAGGCGCACCGGGCAACCCTCACAAATCTTAATAGCCTGCCGGGAATGGTTATTGCCAAATTCGGGAAAGAAAACATCCGGTGTGACTTCAGCACACGCCGCATCATCCATCCACTTTTCAGGCTTCACACTAAAAGACTACTATGCGCCCTCAGCCTGAATTGACCTCAGCAAACTTTGCGAAGCCATCACAGACTGCTCAAGCTGGCGCGTCTTCAACTTGATCCGGTTGAACTCAGCCTCAGCGACACTCAACGCTTGTTGCGCATCCGCCGCCGACTGTCGCGCCGTCGCCTTCCGTTCCTCAATGTTGCCCTCACACATCAAAAACGCAACATCAAACGCCTTCTGAAAATCAAGCTGAGCCCGTTCCTTCTTTAGCTCAGCCTGATAATGGGCATCAGGGGCTTTCCGCAACTCCAACAGATAGCTGGTTATCTGGTCGCGAATCATTTCCGGTGACACGCTCACGATTCATCACATCCACGGCTTGTCTCACGAACTCGTAAACGCCGCCGACCTGAGACAACGAACGCAAATGTTCCTCTAGTTCCTCTGTGGTCACACATAAAGTTTCCCATCAGACACCCTTCAACTCAGACTTACGCGCCGTAAACAAACCGCGCACCTGGTCATTCATCCAACCAAGCGCAAGCCCCGACTCGTAAAACTTTTGCAACTCGATGGTGTCAAGAATCTGCGCCAACTGTGTGTCAAGGTCAGCCGGTGGTGTGACAGGTTTAGACGCGCGCGCCACTTTCTGCATTTCCTCACGGCTAGGGCCTTTTGAACCGGCAAACGCCCAACGTAACGCGCGACCTAACGCGCTAGTGCACGCGTTCTCTAATGCACTTGTCTTGTTCGCCATACCCACACCGTCAACCTCAAACGCCCACTCAGTAGCCTTAGGCAAATACGCCGCCTGATCCTCAGCATTCATATACACGCGAGCCTCAACAACCCACATAGCCTGTGCGCGGTCATTCTCCGTTGTGTGGTTCACAATCACACAACGCAAATCCGGGTAAGCCTCGAGCGCGCGTGCGTGCCTTTGTTCCACAGTCTCATACGAGTCCAAATTAAAATTAGCCAATGCTGTTCCCTTCCTCAATAAGCCGTTCAGCCACCTTGACCAAATCAGCAATCATCTTGTCATCACGCTCAACCCACACAGAACGCGGTTCAATCCAGCCCGGCGCAAACCCGCCCGGAACATCCACACGCAACTGCCACGCATAAAACGCCCGCGTACACTGCTCGCCCATGCAAAACATTTGCCACTGCATCTGCCTCACATGGTCAAGTGGCGGTTTCTCACGATCCGTTCCCATCGTCTTTATCTCAGCAATCAAAGTGTGGTCAAGGCTCAACCCGTCAGGCGTAGCCAAAAAACGCGGGTCATCATGTGAAATCAGCCACTCATTCGGCATGATTCCCGTCTGCTCTTTCACCCACAACGCAATAGACGGTTCCATGAAACTGCCCCACGCCATAAACGCGTTGACCTCAACATCAACCGGGTTACGGCGCAACTCCAACTGGTCACGAAACCCTGCCGGGCCAGACGCAGCCTTAGCCACCGCCGTAGCCGTCACACCCTGCTTCCGCGCTTCCAGCCACAAGTCACGGTCAGAAGAACGCGCAACAAACCGACCTGGCGCAATCATACTTTCAGTCATACTTCCGACACAATCAAGTCAATGGTTTCCAGCAACCCATCACAAGCGGTATGCAACTTCTCACCACGCTCACAAGCCGGGCAAACATGATCCTGCAACACCGCAATAATGCGCGCCCGCTCAGCCTCAACCCCGCCGCGAAAACCCTGCACCCCTGTCGGGTACGGGTTCGCATTCTCAGCAACCTGAGCCCTGTGCCACTCAGAAAACATTTTCCGATAATCCATTATCTTTCCCTTCCTCAATCAACCTATTCCGTACTACCGACAAGACGCGCAAACGCCTCCAAAGTCATAAAGACAACCGCCTCAGCCGGGTCAGACTTACCACGCCGTTTCGCAACAACAACACCCACCGCCGCATCATCGTTGCCACGCTCAACCTCAGCTTCACGCAACCACTCGCCAACATGGTAGACACCGCCATAATCCTTTGCCTCGATAACCACCCGGCCACAAACAGGCGAGCGCACACCAGAAATGTCACCGCGATCCTTGTTGCCGTTTCGCACCCGGCGCTCGATACGGTCATCATCTAACTCGGCGGCAAGATAATCCGCCACAACCCGCTCAAACAATGCGCCTGCTTTCTTCGCTGATGCCCGATTCCTAGTCATTGCCCAAAGCCCTCAATGCAATCTGTAATTGCTCGTCAGTGAAACTGTATTCAACAGGATTTGCTCGAGCCTCAGCGCGCTTCCTGGCAGCCCAAACACGGTGCAGTTCGTTCACCCACGCGTGGCACTTATCACACTTGCACTTGTGCTTTTGATAACAGCCTGAACGGTGCTTGTGATCCGGTGGGCAAGTAGCCACGCTCACGACAGGTCACCTTTGCGAAGCTCAGCCACAAACACAAGAAACGCCGCCACATCATCACCAGCCGGTTCATCAAGCCACTCAACCAAACGGTTAGCCAACGCATCGCACGCAGCCAACCAGCCAGCATGAAACCCCGAAGCCTTATCCGTTGCCGGGATTTCCGCAAACCTCAAAATAAACGCCTCATACGCCTCTTGGTAGGTGCGCGGTGCCGGAATGTGTGCCGCGTTGATCCGTTCACGCCACTCGTTGAACTCGGTCATTGTGCCAACCACCAAAGAATGTACCCAAACCCGGCAACCACAAGCGCAAACAGCACACCAATGACCAACCAGCAGGCGAGCCCCCACCAAAACACGCGCGGTGACCTTATGAAAGTCTTACGCCTCAACGCTTTTCCCACGATGTAACCCCTTCCCTATATTCACTCAAAATCGTCACAATGACCTGAGAAACGCTAACACCACGCGCCGACGCAACAGCCTGCAAGCGTTCCCACAACGCGTCAGGTAGGCGCACAGAGCGCACACGCCCACTCACTTCGTCACCGCCGTCAACCACTCACCAAGCGAACCGGCAGCAAACCACACGCCACCAATAAGCCCAAGAAACACGGCAACCCAAAACAAGTTGACCACCAACGCTGTCACACCGCGAGCAAACGAACGCACCCGGTAATAAACAGGTGTATGCGCCACAGTGCGCGGATTAGCCACACGACGGTTATGCGCCTTCAAACCATACTGATCAGACATTTTCCACCTCAACCATCATCTGACGAATCTCCAACGGGCTAAAAAATGTGTTCAAATCCTCAAACGCCTGTTGCCACTGTTCGCGGTGAGGCAACGCCTCAAAGGTTGTCCAACCGCACACATTCAGTTGCGCCTCAGCTTCAATCAGCTCACTGATACGCGCGTGAATCTCTGAAAAGCTACCCATCACGCACCAGCCTTTACCTGAGCTTCAGCCCATGCAACACCGGCTGCAAAACCGGCATCATAGTTTTCTTGCTGGCTCATCTTGATAGTGCGAAAGGTTGTCACAACCTCGTCGTCGTCTTGCCACTGCCCGGTCATGCGTT